CTTCGATAACAGCCCTTTTTTTTCTGTTATAAGGTAATTAGCCCAGTCCTCGTTTTCATCGTCTGAATCCTCGTCTATTTCATCAACAAAGACATATTCTTCGCTCATCACTTCTCCTGACTCAGCTAAAGAGCCTAAAACAGATTTTTCTTCTTCTTCTGTTAGTGATTCGTCTTTTGAAAATTCCTTTTGTTCTTCTACTTTTACACCAGTTTCTTCTTCAATTATTTCTTTATCTAAGCCTTTGTCTATTGTAATAAATTCAAGCGGCTCAATAGTTTTAAAATACAGGCTTAAATTAATATCTGCTTTTGAAAATATATCTTCTAAAGATTCAGTTATTAATAATTGATAAGGCTTAATTACTATGTTATGAAATAAGTTAGAAGCGTTTACAATTTCATCTGCATTACTAGAAAAACCATTAGCAGAACTTAAGCCAAGTAATAAAGGAGATGTCACTCTATGAGTTAACATTATCATTTTCTTACATTCTTCGCTTAAATAGTTGTAATGTTCTGGAGCATCTGTCAAGCTTACATCGTCAATAGTTGCTTTTCCTTCTGCATTATTATTAAAACTAACAATGACTTTTTCGCCATTTGATCCAGTTAATTTATCTAAAACTTTGGTCTTGATTTCCTGTTGTTTTTCAATGTCTGGGATTCCTGAATTGAAATTCAAAATTTTAGTGCCTGAAAAACCATTTTGACAATCGTTTATTAAGTAATCTGCAATCTCTTTTTCTAGGGTTGCATAGCTTAACTGATAATCAATTGGACTAACATAAAAATAACCTGGTACATATCTTCTAATTATGTATAATTCGTTTTCTTCACCAGAACCAAATACTGCAATTCTTTTTAATTTAGAACTTTTCCTTACTTTGCTCCAGTCAGCAGCATAATAATAAGCTTCAATATCTCCATCCTCGTTACATACTTCAGGTCTTAGTGTTTCCCTTGGAAAATGACTGATTTTAGCCATCTTTCCCTTGCTATAACTAATCTGCAAAACTCCTTCACCTAGTAATTTAAGGTCTTGACATACGTTCTTTAAGTCTTTTGATGATAACAAGGACCTCATTTTAGCATATTGATCTGGCTTTTTATTAGAATCTGTTGCATCTAAGCCTTTTCCGTATATCTGGTCAACTATTCCGTTAATTACAGCACTATTTGTGGTAGAATCCATATAAGCGTCTATAACCGCCTGATAATACATATTGTCAGCACCTATACCAACCCAGTCACGATTAACAACCTCTGTTATTTCTGGTCTTTGATATTCGTTTAATTCTACTAAGTGAACGTTACTCTCCATAATATACATATTCATCATTCCCTGTAGAAGCTTCTACATATACATTTTTAGATATACTAAAAGTGGAAATAGTTTGATTTGTGCAAAATATTTTATCTCTAAATTCTAAAGTTGCATCTGTTAAATTGTTAATTTCTAAAGTGTAAAAATTGTTTTCTTTAAACAGCGATGGACTTCCAACAGCTTCTACATATATAAAATTGTAGTAATATGAAGTTTTAGGCTCAATTGACATGTCGTTATTTGTTATAATTACCTTGTTTTTGGATTCTGAAGTAACAATTAGCTGATAAGTTTTGCTGCTAGAAATTTCTGTTCTTGGCATAAAGCTTAAAGTTCTTGTTCCAAATGTTTTGAATATCTGCATCTTAATTTTTAAAAAAAAAGGGTGGTTAAAAATTAATCGAACCACCCTTCACACCCTGTACTATATGTACTTTACATATAATACCCACTAAACATCTTAACTATTTGTACCAGGTACAACAGTTCCAGTTGCACTTGCTAAATTCGCATAAGGATCAGCAAAAGTTGCTCCATTAATGAAATTTGCAGGCAGTTTTTCTTGACCTGATAAAGTAAGTGTAGTTCCAGCCATATCACCCATAGCTGCTCCAGTAGTAATTGAACCACCAGAAACACTCATTCCATGTTCACGACCTGCTAAAAAGAAGTTAGAGTTCATGTCTTGAATTATAATTAATGGTCTACCAAAAGCAATAAGCTTAAACTGTACCATATCTTCTTTAGTCAATTTTGGTAAGCTTAAAGTCAAAGTTTGTTCAAAAAATGTTGTTCCAGCATCAGAACTTGATGTAATAGCTTGTTCAAATGAATTTCCAGAACCTTTTAAATCATATCTATATAGATTTTGACCAGAAGCAGTTGCATCTGTAATTTCATCATTTGTTAATACTGTAGATGTTAGGTCACCATAGTCTATAAAGTAAACTGTTTGGATCCCTCCTATAACATCTTTACATGGTACTAATCGCCCTGCTGATAAATCGCACGCCATATTTTTTAGTTTTAAAAAGGGGAGTATTACAACCCCCCATTATTATTAATTAGGTATAATAAACTACTTCTTCAAGTAATCCAGTCTGAATACCAGCTTTAAAT